CGGCCACGCCCCACGCACCATGGCCAGCCTCCGCAACCTCGCGATCACCCTGCTACGCCACGCAGGCTGGAACAACATCGCAGCCGGACTCCGACATCACGCCCGAGACCACAAACGCGTACTCAGCTTGCTTCTGGCCAAGTGAAAAGACGACTTTGCCGAGGCCCTGCGCAAGGCGCTCGATGTTCTCGAGCAAGAGGGCCTGATCGTGCGGCACGCAGGACTGCCTACGAAGGTGGCTGTGCGGCCTGCCCCGCGGTTCGTGGATGAGGCTGAGGCCACGGCCGGCGTATTCAAAGCGTTACGTGCCGGGGAGAAGCTGACCACCACTCCGTTCGCCGAGGCGCACGGCGTCGAGCTGGTCGACGTGACGTACGACCCGATCACCTACACCAGGGAACCGGCCAGCGCCGAGGACGCCCGCAGGCTGGGCGTGGAGCGCGGCACGAGACTGCTGCGGCGGCGCTGGGTGCAGTGCGTCATCGACCGGGAGACCGGCAAGGTGATCCCGAAGGAGATCCACGCCAGCGCGATTGTGCACAAGCTGGTCGCCGGAACCGCGTTCGTGAAGCCGGAGCTCCAGCCTGTTGCAGGTGGGACCGGCGCCGAACTGTGGGCGCTGGGCTACACCGGCCTGCGGGAGGCACGGACCGAGCGCATTGGCCGCCCGCCGAATGGGACCGAGCGCAACTACCTCCAGATGGAGACCGTTGACTGGGTCTGGGACACGGTGCGCACGTACGTGGATGAGGACGGCACCGCGATTGAGGTCAGCAGGACCATCGCGCCGATGGCGTCGACAGTCCTGCGCTCAAGAATCGACCTCAGTTGAGTTTGCCGGGGCACGCAGCGGTTACGACGGCCGGTGCGTCCGGGTGCAGCATGCCGCGCCGGATGTTGCGCAGGCGGCGCACCTGAAACCGGCTCGCGTCGTCCACGCAGCGCTCGTAGTAGGCGATCGTCGCATCGAGTTCGGCCAACTGCTCGGAGGCGGTCAGCGTCCGGCAGGGCAGTCGCTTCACAGTGGTAGCCATAGACACACGGTAGGTGACCTGGGATGCCAGGACAACAGGTGCCTGGTTACGATGTGGCCTCCTGGTGCCAGTCGAGCGAGGAGCACAGGGTGGCCGGATAGTCCCCTGTCGCTAGACGCACCTTCCGGGCGGTAACTGCTTGTGACCATGTAGGTCGGCGGTTCCTCGCCCCCGGAACGCAAGAAAGCCCCGCCCCCCTGGTTTCAGATCCCAGGGAGACGGGGCTTTCGCGTGACATCTCACAGTGAGTGCTCTCACTTGCGTTCGCGGGTGTTTACCTCCGCGTGACTGGGCAGGTGCACCCACAGGGCCGAACCCTTGTCCGGCTGGAGGTGCAGTTTTGTCCGGCCCTTGCCGTCCGGTGCGGCGGCCTTGATCTTGACCGCCTTGCCCGGACCGACGTACACCAGCAGGCCAATCCTGGCCCTGTCCGCCCTCATGCACGGACCCCGCTGTGATGGCGGTGATAGCACCTCACATGCCACCAGGTGTCGTCTGGCAGTACGTAGATGTGCCCCTCGCGAGTCGCCTCGCACGAGGCGTGATCTCGCTTGTCGCCGCGTCCCTTGCAGGACCCGTCCGGCGACCCGTCCGGGCCGCCGAGGAGGACGACGCGCCAGGATTCGTCCGGCTTGTCCGTCATCTTTGCTCCCTTCACCTTGTCTCCTGTCGGGTGACAGGACACCGCCCACAGAACCCTAGGGGATCCTGTGGGCGATGCTCACTCACCCGCTCTGTGAAACCTCCTGGTCGTCCTGGTCGAACTCACGGATTGCCGATCCCATCTCGGCAAGCACCGTGAGCAAGATGTCCGGGACATCGGTCCGCAGCTCGCCGTCGCGGCCGATGAACACGACCGATCCGGCGAGGAAGTCACCGGGCCAGCGTGTCCAGCCCAGCATCTCCGCTACCCCCGTCGCTCGACGGTTGACGGGTGACTGCTTCATCTTGCTGTCCTCGTCGGTGTAGCCCCACCAGCGCCCGCAGGACCTCGGGGCGTCCTCGGCCTGCCAGATGCGTTGGATCGTGATGGACCCGACGAACCGGTACGACTCTTCGATGTCGCGTTCGCGATCGATCCAGCGCACCTCCACCGGCTCGTCCTCGACGGCCGGCACTACGGCGATCCGTACCTTCCCGGTCATGCGGGCACCTCACGACGCATCTTGATCGCGACCGCGACCACTTCCGTCGCCGAGGTGTTGTCCGGCCAGCACAGGACGTTGTCCTGCACGTACCTCGTGGCCTGCTGCAACCGAACCGGAACCTCCCCACTGGAGTAGGGTCCGAACGTCTCCAGCACGCCACGAGCGCCACCGCGGTCAGGGTGTCCCTTGCCCTCGATGACGATGACGTACGGCTTCTTGCTCTCTTCCATTCGTTGCTCCCTTCAAGTCCTGCCAGATGGTGACAGGGCAACGCCCACGGGCCACGGGGGACCATGGGCGATGCTCACTCACCCCTGTGCTTGCCGCAGTGTCACTGTCGTTGCGAAGTGCGCGCCGTCCTCGGTGAACGACTGCCCCTCGAACTTCACGCCGTAGCGCTCGACCGCCTCGGCCCACAGGCGCGAGCCGATGCCCTGGCGCTGATGGTCCGGACGAACCAGCAACGTCACGTTGCCTTTGTCCTCGTACGGCGGCATGTCGGCCGGGAAGTGGTTGAGGATGCCGACCAGCTCGCCGTCCGCGTTGCGGTACAGCAGGCAGTCGACGTACCCCAGGCCGTGCCCCGGCACATCGCCACGGAAGTAGCTGATGCCGGGGTCGCCGGTTCGGGGGTACTGCTGCGCCTGGCCTTGCCAGGAGAACATTCCGAACAGGGTGACGTAGAACTCCACGGTCACGGTTGCTCCCTTCACTCCGGGGTGATGAGCCCCGGTTTGCTGCCGAGTTGCAGCACACCGCGCAGGGATGGGCGATGACCCCACCCCTGCACGATGCTCCGTCACTCGACTAGGTCAGATCGACCCGCCGCGTCTCCGCGACCTTCACGCCGTCGACCTCCACGACTGTCGTGTCCGTTGCCTCTGGCTCCGATTTCTTGCCAGGAATCACCAGACAGATGTTGACGCACTTGTCGCCCAGGTCCAGCATCCACACTCGCACGCCGCGAGGGTCGCGCACACCGAGGATCGAGTACGTCCCGATCATGTCGGGGTGCTCGGGTGCGGGGTCCGGCCGGAACGTGTCGTCCCGGACGCACCACGCCTCGCTGTGTGCGGCCTCCGTGAACCGGATGCGCAACTGCCGCATCAAGTGCGGCACGACGGCCTTGAGCACGAGACCGGGCGACAGCGGGTGGTTGCCTTCCAGCGGCACCCACCGCGACTTTTCCGCCGCCTCGAAGAACTTCTCACGCAGATCCACCGGCATGTACTGTTCGATGCCTTCAATCCAGGTGATGTCGTCGTTGCTCATTACGGTTGCTCCCTTCACTTGCTGCCGAGTCGCAGCACAACCGCCAGGGACGTTACCGGCCCTGGCGGATGCTCCCCGCTACTCGACTACTCGTACCCCGCTGCCTTGAGCAAGGCGTCGGCCGCCTCGGACATCGAGGCGAACGTCGTTCTTGCGTCCGGCAACCATGTGCCGTCCGTCCGCTTGGCCCGCCAGCGGTAGCCCGCCTTGATCACCTCGCCCACCGGCGTACCGATGTCACCCCACGGACGGACGTTGTGATGTCCGGCCTTGTAGGTGAAGTAGCGGGGTTTCGTTTTCACGCCTCGGCCTCGGCGCGGATCTTGCCCACACCGTGGCCGCAGTCGTAGGCCATGGCCTCGTGGTCCAGGCACCAGCCGACTTGCGCTGCTGTGTACCGAGCCCACGAGTCCAACTGCGTACGATCCAGCCGACCGGTCCGACCGTTGAGCAGGACCCGAAAGCCCTGCACCAGTTGACCGATCCCCGGCGATCCCACCGCGCCATCAACCGGCCCGGTCTCGGGATCGTCCTGCGGGATGAGGCTCACGTACCCGTCGATGGACTGCGCCAGGTAGACGAGGGCGACCTCATACCCGCCGTCCGGCCACATCAGCGCCGCTGTGTGCGGTGCGTAGGTGCTGGACTGTTTGCTGGGTTTGAACGACTCCAACCTTTTCACTCTGCTCCCTTCACGCCAGCCTTGTGACTGACTCGGCGAGACGCCGAATCCCTTACCTCACGGGGGATTCGGCGTCTCACCGGGACGGTCACGAGGTAGGTGCTACGAGATCCGCCATGACTCGCCGGAGTAGATCCGGCTCGGTCTTGGACAGATGCACGTAGACCTCCAACGCGATGCCTGCCTCATTCGTCTCGTACCGGCGATTGACCCTCGCCAGTTCGGCGATGTCATCCCAGACCGACGTGTCGGCGGTAACGCTTTTCTTCTGTCGTGCCACTTGAACTCCTCTCAACTGCCGGTCGGTTGCCGGACATCTTGTTGCGCTAGGCAATGACTGAGTCCGACCGGCCGCGGACGGCCGGCCGGACGCAGCCGGGGAAGCGGGACTACAGGACGACACCCGAGCGAGTCACCACGAACACCCGGCCCTTGTACTCGATCGACCACCTGACACCGGCCGCCTTCCCGCACCGAGTGCGGTAGGGCTTTGCCTGCTGTAGTTGGGCGAACGAGCGGATTTCCCACGGATCGGTGAACGTGTTCACCACCGCGAAATCCAGGCCGTCAGCGATCGCTTGGCGACTGCCTCGGATGGCTGCCTCTGCGACAAGCAACGCACCCTCGCAGTCTGGAGCCACGCAGCGCCGATGATCGCCCATGTCATGCCGGTGGTCGATCTCGCCCAGACAGAAGCTGTCTGGTGGATCGCCCGGACACGAGTCGGGCCAACGATCGGGCTCGCGGCAGAAACCGCAGGGCACTTGCTCTGGCAGTGCCATCCCTGCTCCCTTCTCTCCCGACGAACCTCGCCGGGAGCACCTGCCCTAGCGGGCAACCCCCCACCACATCCCTACCCCCGTTGGAAGGGATGTGGCGCGGGCAACGCGCTAGCGCTTCACTGTCAGTCGACCCGCTCGGCGTCCTGGGCGGTCCATTCGTCGTCCCAGTCGCCGGTCCTGTCGGTGTTCCGCCATGCCTCCCGAACGTCGTCATTACCCACGTTCTGCATGGCGTCTTCGGCGTCGGTGCCCATGGCCCTCACTGTGACTCGCACAGTGGTGGGGACATCGACCTCGACCTCGTACACGAACTGACGACGTGCCAGGCCGTGGTTGGCCATGAAGTCATCGAAGTCCCCGCAGTAGCCGTGTTTGTTCGCGGCATCGTGCGCGTCCGAGGTGAGCTGATCCTTCCACTCCTCGTGCTCACGGACGATCTCCTGTGTACGCAGGCGTTCGTCCCGCAGCATGTCGGCGTGATGCCGGTAGAAGCTGCGCACGAGTTCCTGGATGACTGGACTGACGTTCTCGGACCACCGCGCGGCGGCCCCGCCGTCCCAGCCGTACCAGTCAGAACCCGCAGGGGTCCACACGGTGAGGCCGGTAGCGGATCGCTCGGTGACAACTCCCTGTGTGAGCTGGTTGTCACTGCTGCGCCGCCCCGAAACCACAGTGCCCGGACGGTAGGCCGCCGCGAGGTCTGCGACCCCACGGTTGACCTCGCGCCCATCGGGCAAGCGCACCACCGCGAGGTTGTCCTCACGGTTGAGACGCAGCCACTCGACCTCTCGGGCGAGACTGATTGACCAGCGGGGATTCTCGAAGCTGACAGTGCTCTCATTGCTCGTCGTGATCGTCACGACTGCTCCCTTCGGTTACCGGGGTGATGAATCCCGGTGGCCTGCTCCGTGCAGGTTGTCCCGCCGCCATGATTCGCGATTCACGAATCATGGCGACCGGGCGAGCGGCACGGAACCGCTACAGATACTCGGCTGGATCGCCGTCGAACACCGCCGAGTCGAACAACGCCATTACGTTGGCCTGCCCGCGCTCGTCGTTCGGCCGTGGGCCGACATCGCCGCAGTTTGGACAGCCACGGCCGGCGACCACGAGATGGAACCACGCTTGGACGTCCTCGCTGTTCTCGATCGACGCAGGCACAGGGCCGTGATCGTCGGAGCAGACGCGCCGTCCGCCGCGTGTGTGCTGGCAGTTCCCCTTAGAGCCGTGCCAGGGCTGACCCTTCAGTTGCCAGCTTCCATCGCTGAACTTGACGATGTTCTCCCCGCAGTCCACGCACTCGGTCCAGATGAGGTCGTGGCGCAGGTAGTGCCCCTCCCACGGTTCCCCGCAGTGGGCACAGTTGACATCCGCCATTTTGTTGCTCCCTTCAACCTTTCCCCGGCTGATGAAACCGGGGTGCCCTGGTGGGCAACCCACACCCTCGGAATCCCGAGGGCCGGGCAACGCACCAGGTCACCTATAAAGGCTCCCCACACTCCTCACAGTTGGTGGCGGCAGGCATGACCCCGCACCCGCAGTGCGGGCAGGCCGTCAAGGCTGGACCACCGTCATGATGACGATTCCGAACTTGTCCCGGTAGTACTGCTGCCAGGCATCTTGAATCGCGTCGATCGCGGCAACCCTGCCGAGACGGAACGTGATGCTGTCGGTGAAGATCTTCTGGCCGAAGTGGTACACGTCGTCGTCGGAGAACAGGTCTCCCACGTCCGGCTTGCACCTGACCAGAGTGTCGATCACGCCCCAGGCGTAGTACATGGCCTGGTCTAGACGGTGGTTGCACCAGGCAACAGATTCCCGGTCTAGCTCGGTGATCCGATCGTCAATGAACATGGTTTGCTCCCTTCACAGGCCGGATGATGAGTCCGGCCGCCCAACCATTGGGCAGAGAGCGAGCACAGTCAGAGCCCTACGGCCGGCCGCGATTGGCTCGGTCTTACGGGGGTGGTAACTGCGCTCGACTCAACCGAATGGTGAAGAGAGAGCACTCACTGTTGAGATGTCAAGGCACCTAGAACCGCGTGAGCCTGCCGTGTTGTCCCTGGTGTGACTGGCGATCGTTCCCGTTGCCCTGGTGGGCAGTCTGCAAGCGTCAGGGCGATGAAACCGCCATGCTCGCATCCGGTGACCGCCTGTCGTCCCTGGTGAGCCGTTGCATGGGCTGCTGTGGCCCTGGGCAGCGTCGGGGAGCGTGTTACCTCCCTAGCTGGCCAGGAATGCGCCACAGCCGCGCGTGAGGCGCGGGCGGACAGGCTGTGCGGTTGTGAAGGTTCGATCCGGCACCGACCCCCTCCGCTAGGAGGGATTCGGGCGGAAGCCCGATCCTATCACCCACCGTCACCCAGCGGGTGAGAATGCCCTCCCCACGCTTGCAGACCCCGGCGTGTCGGGACTTGACAAGATCCCCGGGAAACCGATTTCCAGAAGGTCTTTTCGCAGACCTTTTGCCATAAACCGAACAAGTGTGCGAATGGAGGGCGCGTGGCCGAATCTGATGTCATCGATCGCCTCAACGACTTGCTGTCTGGCATGGCGGCCGAACTGACGCCGGATGATGCCGATGAGCCCTGCCCGGAGCCCAAGAACCCGATCCTCACGGAATGGGTGCTGATCGCCAACGTCCAGGACCTCGACAATGGGGTGAATCGCGGCGTGCTGCTGTATGCGCCGCACATGCTTTTCAGCCATGTCGTCGGATTGCTTGCCGTCAGCAACCGATGGGCGACCGGTGACTGACTTGTGGGATGCCGTCCCGGAGGCCGGTAGCGGGCATGACCTCGAACCAGGCTGGCTGGGCTGGGTCAGCGACGAACGCCCAATCGGCCCGGACGGTACCTGGCTGCCTTCGGCCGGCCTTTGCGAGTGGGTGCGCGAAGAGACCGACCACGTCCTGCTGGGCTTCTCGGCGGGCAAGGACTCGATCGCTACCTGGCACAGGCTTTTGGAGTACTGGCCTGCCGAGAACATCCACCCGTATCACCTCTACCTGAGCCCGCATATCGGGTTCGTCAACCGGTCGCTGGACTACTACGAACGCGAGTTCAACCGGCCGATCGTGCGCCTCCCCAACCGCTCCGTGTTCCGCTTCCTCAACGATGGCGTGTTCCAGCCGCCGAGCAACCTCCCGGTGATCTGGGGCGCGAACTTCCCGGACTTCAGCTACCCGGACATCTACGAACTGCTGACCGAGGATCTGGGCCTGGAGGAGGAGATGCCCTGGGTGGCGCATGGGGTGCGCGCCGCGGACTCGCCCATGCGTCGGATGCTGCTGAACAAGCACGGACCCTGGCGGCCGAATGAGCGGGTGTTCTACCCGATCCACGACTACTACGTAGCCGATGTGCGCCGCGTGCTGACCGAGACCGGGACAAAGCTGCCGGTCGACTACCGCCTGTTCGGCCGATCGTTCGACGGACTGGACCACCGATTCACCAAGCCGATCCACGACACCTTCCCCGAGGACTACCGCGCCCTGGAGGCCCTGTATCCCCTTGTGGGGTTGGATTCCTGGCGGCGCGGAGAGAGCGAGCCGCCCGATGAGCGATCCTGACTTCGATGTCGTGGGCTACAACCCCGACGACGTGATCGGCTACGGCGAGACCGAGGCCAGCGAGGCAGCGGACTCCGACCTGGCCAGCGCCGTGCCGCGCCCCCTCGAAGGTATCGAGTACATCGCCAACCTGGAGGCGGACGCCGCCGCCGAGTTGGATGCCGTGCAGCAGGGCTTCCGCGACCGCAAGGAACGCGAGGCCGAGCGGATGGAGTTGGCGACCAACTCCGACTACTGGCTTTGCGTGTGCTTCGCCACTCAGGCACAGCGCGATGCGTTCCTGGCGGCCACGAACTGGCGCGACCTCGGAACGCGCTACCTCGACGGGCGCGAAATCGCCCGCAGGCAAGGGATCGAGCTGCCGCCCGATCCGGTCTGGCCCAACGCTCGACGGGACACAACGTGGGACTCCTACGCGATGACCGTTGAGGAAAACCAATCCATCAACTGACGAGAGGAGGGACAGCCATGACTGAGGCACAGCGTCGCCGCATCCTCACCCGCGCCCGCAGCGCCGGGTACACCGGAGCGGACAACCTGGGCAACGTGTTCGCCTGGGCCAACTCGGCCAGCGCACCGTCTCGTGTCAACCCGCTCCGCGCGGGCCAGCGCCGGACGATGACCAGCATCGCCAATTCGCTGTCCGGCTCGCAGTAGGTAGTCCGCTCCGGTAGCGAACCCCGGAGCGGCTTGCAGGGGAAGCGGCACCGGCCCCCAGACCCCCCACACCCCGTGTGACTGTTGGGGGTCGGTGCCACCGGCAACAACTCAAGAGAGGAGGGTCACCATGGGAAAGCGAGGACCCGCCAAGGAGCCAACCGCGTTGACCCTACTCAAGGGCGTCACGGACAAGCGCGTGCTGAACCTGGATGAGCCGAAGGTCCCTGAGACCCCGGTATCCCTGCCTCCCTGGGCCGAGGGCGACGACGAATGGCAAACCCGCTGGCGTCAGGTGTTCACGTTCTCGCTGTCACAGTGGCCATGGGTCCGCGCAGCCGATGAGCAGATGTTCCACCAGTACTGCACGGCCGTGGTCGACGCCGAGCGTCTGGGCCGAGCCCTGCTCCGCTCGCCGCTGCTGGAGCGCGACCCGAAGGACGGCGGCCCGAAGGCGCTCACCGTCCGGCGCGAGTGGCAGGCCGCCCTCAAGACCGCGCAGAGCCTCGCACAGCAGTTCGGCGGCACCAGCTCGTCGCGCACGTCGCTCAAGGCCACCATGCTCCAGGACGAGGGCGTAGGGGCTGAGGCGGGCGCTGATGCCCTCTTCGGCTGACCTGCCCGTCTGCCACGAAACATGGACCGAGGCGCAGCATCGCAAGTGGGCGAAGCTGCCGCTGTGTGAGGCCCGAGGGGAGCACCGCTGCGAGCCCCGCGCCCTACACGCCGTGCTGTTCTTCAACACGGCGCTGGTGCACACCAAGGGGCGCTGGGCTCGCAGACCGTTCGTGCTCACCGACTGGCAGCGCGCCGACATCGTGGAACCGCTGTTCGGCGATGTCCGGTGGAACACCGAGGCCCAGTGCTACGTCCGCCGCTTCTCGATGGGCTGGATCGAGCTGGGCCGGAAGAATGGCAAGTCCGAGCTGCTGGCCGGGATCGCGCTCTACCTGCTGATCATGGACGGCGAGGAAGGCGCGGAAATCTACGGCGCGGCCCGCGACCGCGACCAGGCCCGCATCGTCTGGGATGTCGCCGACCGGATGTGCGCACTGTCGCCGGTCCTCCAGCGCAACGCCGGGAAGATCGGCCTCAAGACGATGAGCAGCACAAAGCGCATCGTCGTGGCCAGCAGCGGTTCCTTCTACACGACCGTCGCGCGGGACGCGCTGGGCAACCTGGGCCAGAACCCGCATGCGATCTTGTTCGATGAGGTGATCGCCCAGCCAGACGGCCGGCTGTGGAACTCGATGCGTACGGCCATGGGTGCGCGGCTCCAGCCGTTGATGGTCGCCGCGACCACCGCGGGCGATGACCTGTCGTCGTTCGCCCATGCCGAGCACGTCGAGTGCGTGAAGATCCAGGACGACCCCGACCGGGCGCGGCACCGGTTCGTGTACCTGCGCAACCTGCCCATGGATGCCGACCCGTGGGACGAAAGCCTGTGGCACTTCGCGAACCCGGCCCTGGGTGACTACCTGTCGTTGGATGCCCTGCGCCAGGAGGCCGCCGAGGCCAAGAACGACCCGAGCAAAGAGAACGCCTTCCGTCAGTTCCGCCTGAACCAGTGGGTGAAGCAGTCCACCCGATGGATGCCGATGCACCACTACAACGACTGCACGGGGGACATCTGGCTGACGCCGGACTACGGCATGCCTGCACTCAAGGGCAAGCCCTGCTGGGTCGGGCTCGACTTGTCGGCGCGCCATGACCTGACCTCGTGCGCGGCGTACTTCCCCGACACCGGGGACATGGTGTGGCGGCACTGGATTCCTGAGGACACGCTCGGGCAGTTGGACGAGGCAACCAACGAGCTGGCATCGCAGTGGGTGAAGGCTGGATGGCTGACCCTGCATGAGGGCGCGGTCATCGACTTCAAGGCCCTGTGCGACGACATCGCCGCCTGGCTCAAGCCGTACAAGGTCCGCGAGGTCACCTATGACAAGTGGTCCGGTGAGTATGTCCGCCAGGAGCTGGCCACCCTCATGGGCCGCGTCCCGATGGTCGCCAACGAACCGTCGTTCCTCGGCATGACCGGCCCCATGAATGCGCTGATGTCCGCGACCGTCGAACAGACCTGGATGCACCACGCCAACCCCGTTGCCGCCTGGTGCTTCGACAACGTCGAGATCAAGCGGGGCGTGGACAACCCCGACCTGATCAAGCCCGTGAAGCCCCCGCGCAACACCGGAGGCAAGCGGATCGATGCCGTGATCCCGGCCGCACTCGCGGTCGGCGCGTACACCACACGAGGCCAACTGACGCAGAAACGGCGCGTCGGCTACGGCTTCCACTGACCCCCTGAGGAGGTGGCTCCGTGGCCGAACAGGCAACGGCCGGCGCTCGGCTCGAAGATGACGAGGCAATCGCCACCGCCAAGGCCATGGCCAAGGAGCTGGCCGACCTCCGGCCGGAGCTCCAGCAGTACGACGACTACTACGCAGGCATCCAGGCGATGCCGACCGAGCCCCGCAGGCTCACGCAGAAGCACAAGGATCTGCTGGCCATGGCCGTGTCCAACTGGACCCGCCTGGTGGTCGATGTGGTCAATGAGCGACTGGTTGTCGGCGGCATCAAGTCGAGCAGCGATGAGGACCTGGACGAGGCGGCCTGGGAGTTCTGGCAGGCCAACAACATGGACTTTCACCAGTCCGCGGTACACCTGGCCGCCCTCAAGTTCGGCTACACCTACACCAGCGTCTGGCCGCGCGAGAACCTGCCGCCACGGATCAACGGCGAGTCCCCGTTGCAGGTCCACGTCCGCCGCGATGAGATCACCGGCGAGCCGACCGAGGCCGTCAAGGTGTGGGAGTCGCTGCGGTCGCCCCGGCACCTGTACGTGTCGCTGTACCGGCCCGAAGGCGTCTACCGGTTCCGCTCGGCGCAGGCGCTGGAGGTACTGGACAAGTACCCGGTGACCGCGCCCATGTCCGTCGACCTGGCGCAGATCGACATTGCCCCGCGCGAGCCTGACGACGACGGCGGGCCGTTCCTGCCCAACCCCATGGGCGTCGTCCCGTTCGTGTGGATGCCGACACAGCCCGACCTTGAGGGCGGCACCAGCTCGGAGATTCAGGGCGTCATCCCGATCCAAGACCGGATCAACCGGACCAACTTCCACCGCCTGCTGACGCAGGAGTTCCACGCCTTCCCGCAGCGCTGGGTAACCGGCATCGATGTCGAGGTGGACGAGGACGGCAACCCCATCTCGCCGTTCGATTCCGAGGTCGACCGGCTGTGGACCGCACTGTCGGCGGAGACCCGTTTCGGCCAGTTCGATGCCTCCAGCCCGAGCGGGTTTCTCGAGGCGAACCGCGAGGACATCCAGGCACTGGCCACCCAGAGCCGCACGCCGCCGCACTACCTCACCGCTGGCATGGGCAACTTCCCGTCCGGCGAGTCGGTGCGCGCGACGGAGTACGGCCTGTCGCGGAAGGTCGGAAACCGGCGCCAGACCTATGGCGAGGCGTGGGCCGACACCATCCGCCTGTGCGCCCGCGCAGCGGGCAACCAGGCCCTCGCAGACGACATGAAGATCGCCGTTCTGTGGGAGGACGTGGAGGCCCGCAGCGAGGGCGAGATCGTGGATGCCCTGCTCAAGATGGCGACTCTCGGCGTACCGCGCCGGGTGCTGTGGGAGCGCTGGGGAGCCAGCCCACAGGAGGCCGCGAAGTGGGAAGAGATGCTGGCCGAGGAGACCGCCAACGAGGCGGGGCTCGGCCTGGCGATCGGTCAGGGCACCCGCGCCGTCCCGACTGAGGGAGCGCCCGAGCAGACGGCCGGAGAGGAGTGAGCGAGGCCGGGGACGCCTGGCGGAAGGTGATCCGCAACGCCGCCGTCCTGGCCACCGCAGTCCTGTCCCGCGACTGGGTCGACCTCCGGCCCCAGTACATCTTGGATGACTGGTGGGACGACCTGGAGAACACCGCCACCGCCGACGTGCAGGACGTAGCGACCACCGCCCGCGCACAGACCGTGCTGTGGTTCATCGATCTCCTGCTGGGCCATGGGCTCGGCGTGGACATGCGCGCCGCCGTACTGCTGAAGAACCGGCCGCAGCTCGCGACCACCCTCTACGAGGCGGGGCCGATGCACGCCGCCGCGCTGATGGACAGCGGCATGGACCCGGCGCTGGCGATGCGCAAGGGGTTCGACCGGCTCGCGCTTGCTGCTGGCAACCACATGGACCGCGTGTCCAAGGATGAGCTACAGCGGCTGATGGGCCAGAACTACACGGTCCTCCAGGGCTACCGCCGAGAAGCCAAGCCCGATTCCTGCGGGTTCTGCCGCCGCCTGGCCGCCCGCACCAACCCAAAGCTGACCGGCTCGGTGATCTTCAACGTCACCGAGAAATGGGCCAAGCCGCATCCGAACTGTCGGTGCGTGCTGCTACCGCAGCCCATCTACCGAGCCCGCCGCACCATGGCCCGCGATGAGCTGGCGCAGGTGCGGGAGTTGAAGCGCGACCTACAGGCACAGCGAGACGCCGCCCTGGCGGCCCTCGCCGAGCGCCACGACCTGGCCGCGTAACCCACCGCCCCGCTGAGGGGCATGACAGAAGGACAGCCGATGTCCGAAGCACCCGCCAACGGACCCGCCGAGGGTCAACAGCAAGGCCAGCAGGAAGGCCAGCAGCCCGCCGAGGGCCAGCAGACCGAAGCAACCACCCCACCGCCCGAAGACGACCTGGCCAAGGCCAAGCGTCAGGCGCGGCACTGGGAGTCCGAAGCCAAGAAGCGTGACAAGGCACTTGCCGACGCCACGACTCGGCTCTCGGCCCTGGAGGAGCAGCACAAGTCCGCCGAGGACAAGGCGCTCGACCAGGCGCGCAAGGAAGGCACCGACAAGGCCAACACCGAGTGGTCCGCCAAGTACCGCACGCTCGCGGTGCGCTCTGCGGCTGTCTCGATGCTGTCCGGCGTCGTGACTGCGCCCGACCTCGCGCTCCCTCACCTGGACCTGTCCGCGATCGACGTTGCGGACGACGGAACGGTAGATGCCGACGCCCTCAAGGCGCAGGTGGAAGCGGTGCTGGAGAAGTACCCCGTTCTCGCGGTTGATGCCGATGGCAACCAACCGCCCCACCCGCATGCCGACCTCGGCCCCCGTAAGACTCCACCCGCGCAAAAGAGCGTGAGTGACCAGCTTCGGGAGGCGCTGAGGCCCCGGCGATGAGCCCTTCAAGGAGGGATCGTGCCCACCTCGTACGTCTCCCGCGCGGATGCCGCCGCGCTGATCATCGAACAGCGGTCTGAGGAGATCATCCAGGCCGCCGCTCAGGCATCCGTTGCCCTGAGCGCCTTCCGGCGTGTCAACGTCGGTACGTCGGTGCTTCGCTACAAGATCCTCGACACCCTGCCGAACGCCCAGTGGCTGTCGGTCCCGCCGGGCGAGGACATCGACCTGGCGAAGAAGCCGACCACCACCATGTCCTGGGACGACGCCACCGTAGGCGTCGAAGAGGCCGCGACCATCGTCGTCCTGCCTGAGAACGTCCTGGACGACTCGACCATCGACCTGTGGGGCGAGGTCCGCACCCGCGCGGTCGAGGCCATCGGCCGCCTGATCGACTCCACGGTCTTCTTCGGCAAGGCCCCGGACGGCTCGGCTGTCCCGGCCGGGTTCCCGGTCGGCGGCCTGGTCGGCATGGCCAAGGCCAAGGGCAACGTCTACGAGTCCACCGACGACATCGTCATGGACTGGGCGAACACCATGGAGCTGGTCGAAGACGACGGCTACGACGTGCAGCGCGCGTTCGCCGGTCCGTCGCTCAAGGGCACCTTCCGGACCGCGACCAACCAGCAGGGTCAGCCGATCCTTGCGAACAGCTTCACGCAGGACAACGCCGTTGCGCCGTTCGGTGTCCCGGTCTCCTACGTGAACCGCGGAATCTGGGACAGCACTGGGGCCGATGGCGCGCTGGCGCTCATGGGTGACCCCAACCTCGCGTGGATCGTCATGCGTCAGGACATCACCGTCAAGATGCTCGACCAGGCCACCGTGGGCGACATCAACCTCGCCGAGCAGGACGCCCTCGCCATGCGACTCAAGATCCGCATGGGCTGGACCGTCGTCGCGCCGAAGATGCCCGGCGCTCCCGCTGACGCCTTCCCGTTCAGCGTTCTCGGCCCGAACCTGCCGTAGTCCATCCACAACCTGGACTTAGCTCGGAGCTAAGTCCAGGTTGCTGACCCCCGGAGGTCGCCGTGCTCGAAGTCACGATCGAGGACTACGAGACGATCACCGGCACTCAGGTGCCTGCGGCAACAGAGCCGATGGTCCAGGCCAGGTTGGGAGTGATCGCAACCCTGGTCTGGGCCTACCTCGGCACGCAGGCCGAAGCCATCGACGCGGCCTACCACAACGTGTTGGTCTACCTGACCGTCATGAAGGCATTCCGCGCCGATGCGGTGCCGGTCGGCATCCGGTCGGAGTCGGTCGGCTCGACCAGCGTCAGCTACGCCGACGGGTTCGGCGATCCGCTCACTCTCACAGTGGATGAGCGGGCCGTGCTCGATGGTCTGCTCGGACGGCCGGCCAGGCGGACGGTTGCCTCAGTCATCGTTCGGCTGGGGTGAGCGATGAGCTACCTGGACCGTCGTCTCAACCGGCCATGCACCGTCCACACCCGTTACCCCGCAGGCCGTGACGCTCACGGCAACGTGGAGTACGCCGAGGACAGCTACCCGAGCCGGTGTTACTGCCAGATCCAAGCCCGCATGGAATCGCCCGATGGCCGCTCGTCGGATGACATCTACCTGGTGTTGCTTCCGGCAAGCGATGTGCTCGCGCACAAGCCCCCGGCCGATCCCACCGAGGAGGCGACGCTCGATGCCTTCTCGTGGCTGGAGGTCGATGAGGTCGGCCGCCTGGAGGTCGATGGTGACCCGGCGTTCTGGCGGAACCTGTCCAGCAATGGGCGGGCCGTTCACCACGTCGAAGTGATCGGACGGAGGTCGTCCACGTCATGAGGTTTTCCGTTGACCACAAGGGCATTGCGGCGATGAAGCGTGAGCCGTTCATGCATGTTTCGATCCAGGCGGCAGCCGAGGTGGTCGCCGAGACCATCCCGGCCCTGGCGCCGCACCGATCCGGCCACTACGACGCATCGATCGATGCCGTGCACATGGGGTACGCCGATGCGCGAGCCCGCGTCTATGTCCGCGACTTCAAGTGGAACTGGATCGAGTTCGGAGCTGGACCCTCGCCGGTCCGTGGCGGGCGCACCTTCCCGGCCCGTGGCCCGATGCGCCGCGCGTGCATCGTCTGCGGTCTGCGGTTCGTCCCTGCCGCTCGGGGTGTCGCGTGAGCACGTACGCCGAGGTTGATGTCGAGGGCCTGATCAGCAAGTACCTGCGCGCCGTTCCGGCCATCGTCGCGGCTACGGCCGGCCGCGTCTACACCGACCTGCCCAACGACCGGGCCTACCCGCTGGTGCTCGTGCAGCGCAGCGGCGGACCGCCCGTTAGTGGCTTCGGCCTGGCCAATGCCGCCCTCACGGTCACCGTGTACGGCATTCGGCACGTCGATGCCCAGCAACTCACTGCATCAGTCCTGGCAGCCCTTCTGGACCTGCCAGGGGCGTACGACGAGGGCTACGTCACGAACGTGGTTCCCAACTCGACCGCCTACTCACCGGATTCGGACTCCCCGGATTCGGCGGGACATGCACGGCCTCGCTACGTCAGCGAGATCACCGTGACTTGCCATCCCTGAGAGGAGCCACACAGTCATGCCTACCCTCGACACTAAGCCGGTCGTGGGGGCCGGTGGCGGCATCTACGTCGCCCCCTGGCCCACCGACGCACCGGACAACTTCGCGGCCACCGCAGCCGCCCCCTGGTCCTACCTCGGGCTCATCTCCGACGACGGCGTGAACTACACGCCGCTGGACGAGGAGACCGAGGACATGAACGTCTGGCAGATGGCGTTCCCCTGGGACGTCGTCACCACCGGCCAGGCGTCCAGCATCAGCGCCGCCCTGGCGCAGTGGAACCGCCACACCGTGGAGTTCATGTTCGGCGGCGGCACCTGGGACGACACCGAGGCCGCAACCACGATCTTCACCCCGCCCGCCATGGGCGAGACCGAGGACTACGCGGTGTTCCTCAAGATCCGCACCAGCTCCGCGCACGACGTAGGTGTGTTCTACCGGCGCGCCAAGGTCACCGAGCGCGAGGACACGACGTTCAACAAGTCGGAGATGTCCACGCTCGGCGTCACCATCACCATGCTCGGAACCGAGGGCGAGGCTCCGCAGCTTCTGTACTTCGACAAGGCCGGAATGGTGGTTGGTCCGTAGTGCGCATCGACCTCAACGCACGCCGCGCACAGGTCCGTGAGGCCAAGGGCGAGAGCGTAGAAATCGCCGTGGATGACCAGGTGCTGCATGCGCCGGTCGAGATGCCCGTCATGTTCGCGCAGTACGCCGCGAACATGGACATTCCCGCTGCCGCCAGGGAGCTGTTCGGCGACGAGGGGGCGCAGATCTTCTTGCGGTCCCGGCCGTCGATGCAGGACCTGGAAGCGATCATGAAGGAGGCGTACGGAATCGACATGGGGGAAGCTTCGGGGCCGCCGCCCTACTTGAAGCCCTTCCCGGCCATGTAGAGGCCGACCTCCAGCGGTTCTACAGCGTCGATATCCGCGACGTTTGGGCGGGCAGGGTG